GTATCCACGCACTGCCGTAGTAGAGGGCATGGTGGATCTCGATGACGTTATGAACGATGAACCGGGAGCGATTATCCGAACCCGGCAACCTGGAATGATCACACCATTCAATGTGCCGTTTTTAGGTAAAGAGGCTTTTCCGATGATCGCTTATCTCGATCAAATGAAAGAGTCGAGAACCGGTCAGACGGCCGCATCACAAGGACTCGACCCGGATGTACTGCAATCGACTACCCGGGCAGCCGTCCAGGCGACAGTGAAAGGGGCCGAGCAACATCTCGAATTGATGGCTCGCCTGTTTGCGAATGGCTTCAAGAGAATGTCGAAAGGGGTGCTGGATCTCGTAATTACGCACCAGGACCGCGAACGTGTGGTCCGGTTACGCGACACTTGGGTGCCGGTAGATCCCCGAGTATGGGATTCCGGCATGGACTGTGAGGCGAATGTTGGACTCGGCAGTGGTATGACCGATGAAAAGCTGGGAGTGTTAGCCCAGGTCGCCAGTCAGCAGAAAGAAATCCTAGAAAAACTTGGACCCAGTAATCCGCTGGTAGGATTGGGTCAATTTAGAAACACGTTAGCAAAAATGCTCGAAGTTGCCGGATTCAAGGACGCGAACCAGTTCTTTAAGCCGATTCCTCTCGACTATGAGCCACCACCACCAGAAGGGCCACCCGAGCCTTCAATGGAAGACAAGATGTTGCAAGTTCAGATGGCTGACATACAGAGCCGGGCCGAGATAGAGATGCAGAAACTGCAACTGGCAGCCATGAAACAGACTCAACTTGATGAACGAGAGTCGGCCAGGATAGCCGGGGATCTCGCTATACGCGAATTTACGGCCGAAGAGAAATTCCAGAATGATGTAGATCTTGAAGTGGTCAAGGCTAGTCTCCGGCAAGGCTTATGAGTTTAACCACAGAGATGAAAGCCAGGAGAGCCAAGGAGATTTTAGAAGATGATGTCTTCTTGGAGGTGGTAGCGAAAGCAAAATCAAGCCTGATCGGGCAGTGGTCTTTGACGGAACTGACCGATACGGCGACACGGGAAAGTCTGTACCATCAAGATCGAGGCCTTGACGAAGTTTTAAGACATCTGCGAATATTGATAAACGATTTTACGATAGAACAAAAACGAACAAACAAACTAAGGAAATGAAAATATGAGCGAACTAGTAGCCACCAAAGCACCAGAACAAAGTGGCCCACGCTCTATGGGTGAGATCCAAGAGGCTCTCACTCACGCACTCACCGGATCTAATGAGCTACCGCGAGAGGATTCTTCTACGGAAGAGCAACCTTCGACCGATTCATTAGAAGTAGAGCAGCAGGAGGCCGAGTCAGCCGATGACGCGGTAGTGGAAGAGCAAGACGCCGATGAACCAGGCGAGCTATCTGAAAACGATCAACCTCTTTACACCATCAAAGTCGATGGAGAAGAGGCACAAGTATCGTTGAACGAACTCGTAAATGGATACCAGCGAGGCGCGACCTTCACACAACGGAATCAGGAACTCGCAACTGAGCGGCAGACACTGCAAGAACAACTGCAAGGTCTACCAGCACAGGAGGCAGCCCTGAGCCAGCAACACCAACAGTACACAGAGGTGTTGCACCAACTTCGAGCACAGATGGAAGCAGCTAATCAGCCGCCGAATATGGACTGGGATGCGCTACAGCGTGAAGACCCTGTCCAGTTTCTCACTCTGAAACATCTAGAGGGGCAACGGGCCGGCGAGATTCAAGCTGTGGTCGCTGAGCAACAAAGAATGCATGGTATACAAGAGCAAGAGCGCGAGCAAAAGCTCCAACAGCATTTAGAGGTGCAACGCGGTGTGGTACTCGAAAAAATTCCTGAATGGGCTGACAGTAATGTTCAAGCCGAAGATCAGCGAAAATTGATGGAGTACGGACAGACTCAGAACTACTCTTCGGGGGAGCTCGGCAATCTGCACGATGCTCGAGCAGTTGTGATACTGCGAAAGGCTATGCTTTACGATGAACTGACCGGCGGCGAGAAAATTACCGAGGCCATATCTAAAATCGGCAGTGTCCGAGGTGGGAGTCGAGAGACTACTCGCCGGACGGCCACCCGTAAACACAAGAATCAGCGACAGAAGCTGAGAGCGACCGGTAAGGTCGATGACGCAGCTCCGTTGCTGGCCGAAATGTTAGCGGATTGACTTGGAGATGACAAAAAATGGCAGTTGTTGCGAATACCTTCCTCACCTATGATGCTAAGGGTATCAGAGAGGACCTCAGTGATTTAATCGCTGATATTTCCCCTACTCAGACGCCTTTTCAGAGCAACATAGGCACCCGGGAAGCCGAAAATACCTACTTCGAGTGGCAGACTGACAGCCTTAGTGCTGCCTCAGCTACCCCGGTAGTAGAAGGACAGGATCTGAGCTCATTTACGGCAGTTACACCTACTGTTCGACTTGGGAATTATGCTCAGATAAATCTGGTTGACTTCATCCTCTCTGGGACCGAGCAGACAGTGCGTAAAGCTGGTCGCCAGAGCGAAGTGGGCTATCAAGCTGCTAAGGCAGCGAAAGAGCTCAAAAGGAATATCGAAGTTGCTTGCCTACTCAACGGAGTGGGAGCTGTTGTCGGAGCCACGGCCACAGCCAGAGTAACTGCTGGTTTCCCTGGTTGGCTGAAGACCAACGAAACTTCCACCAACGTGACGAAGCCTAGTTACACGGGTTCAACCCCAACGGGCGCAGCACAGGTCTGGAAGACTTTCGGAACGCCTACAGCGTTTACCGAAGCAATGCTCAAGACCACGATGCAGGAATGTTTTTCGTCTGGTGGCGAGCCTCGGATGTTGATGGTTTCACCTTTCAATAAATCTGCTGTGAGTGCATTCTCAGGAATCGCTTCCAGCCGTTACAATGTTGATGGCGCCGAGCCGTCTGTCATCATCGGAGCAGCAGACATTTATGTCAGCGACTTCGGTAACTTGTCAGTCGTACCTAACCGCTTCTTCACGACAGTGGTTGATGCTGGTGCTGGTTCATTAATGAATGACTGGGCGTTCTTGATCGATACTGACGAAGTTGCTTTGGCAACCCTCCGGCCGTATCGCATCGAGGCTCTAGCCAAGTCTGGTGATGCTGACAAACGCATGGCCCTTTCAGAATGGGGTCTGCAGGTCAACAACGAGGCAGCACACGGCATAGTTGCTGGAATCACAGCAGCTTAAATTCCAAACCTCGAGGGGAGTGGGAGCGTCAGCTCCTGCTCCTCTAACTGGAGCATTATGTCAACGAAAAAAGAAGCATTGCTGTCATACGATGAAAAAACTGGTAAGACTGAAATTTACCATTATGACCAGATTGAAGAGAGGAGCATTATCCAGACTCGACAGGATATTCAGCCGATCCTGGAAATTAATCGTATGGACTACAACAGTTTTGATGAAAATGCCCGGTGGGGAAATCCTTTAAAGCCTTCCCAGGAAACCTTTCATCATGTGGCTCGCATCCCGGAGGCGATTATGGAGCAGATGCCGGCCGAGCTGCGTATAGGCTTTATGTCGGGTAAGGGGCTGCACGGCAAAACTTGGAAAAAGTGGCTCAACGACCCCCATAACAAAATGTTCAAAACGCGACCGGGCAGGATCTGATGGCGAATATCAGCACTTACGCCCAACTGCAAACTCAGATAGCCAACTGGCTAGACCGCACTGATTTAACTTCGGAGATACCTACGTTTATCGAGCTCGCAGAGGCGAGTTTCAATCGCACAATCCGTGCTCCGGATATGATTACGAAAAATGACAGCTTCTCGATAAGTGGTCAGTATACTACGCTTCCTGCCAACACTTTGGAAATTATTCGCATTGTGTTGGATTTACAGCCAGTTATTGTGCTAGAATACCTGTCACCTGAAGACTTGTCAGAGCTCAGGGTTACGATGACCGGAACAGGCAAGCCTTACTATTTCACATTGATTGGGGGCTCGAGCAATCAGTTAGAAGTGCTGCGATCTCCGGATCAAGCATATACCTCTTCAATTATTTACTACACGCGCATTGCGGCGCTGACTGATTCTGCGACCACCAACTGGCTGCTTACGAACAATCCGGACATTTACCTGTTCGGTGCTCTAGTGGAGGCCGAACCCTATTTGAAAAACGATGAACGAATGCCGTTGTGGACGAATCGGCTCAATCAAGCATTGACCACCCTGCGCCTACAGGGCGAGCGTGAACTCCACAGCGGCTCCTCCATTTCTATGCGATCTCGAACCCTAGGATAAAACATGGCAAATCCGACTACTAATCTGGAAATGACCAAGCCCACTGTTGGTGGGTCTACGGATACTTGGGGAACCATTATCAATGAAAATGTAGTCGATGTAATCGATGCCGTGTTTGCTATTGGCGGCACAGATGTGACCATGTCCGACATCAAATTTAATAGTGTAGCTTTGCAGGAGACAGGAGCTGGCACTGATACAGTTAAGGTTCAAGCACCATCTGCGGTCAGCAGTAGCTATACTCTCACGATGCCGGCAGCTGTCGGTTCGTCAGGCCAGATACTCAGAACCTCAGATGCATCCGGAACTCTTGCATGGGTCACAGACGAAGAGGGCGACCTCAAATCTGTAGCTGATGCGACCAATGGAGGACTCGATGTCACGAATGGCACTGGCCCGGACGTTACCCTGGCAGTCGATTTTAACGATTTAGCTGCAGCGGTAGTGAATGTGGCGACCGACTCGTTTGCCCTCCTAGATGCGACAGATAACAACACAAAAAAAGAAACGATAGCTGATTTAGCGACAGCGATGGGTGGCACTGGGCTGAGTGGCTCAAGCGGTACGTTAAACGTAGATGCTTCGCAGACTCAAATCACCTCTGTCGGGGCGCTAAACGCAGGAACGATTACATCTGGGTTCGGGGCCATTAATAATGGTAGCTCGGCAATAACCACTAGTGGCACAATAACAGCCACCACACTCGCTGGGACGCTCTCTACGGCCACTCAGAACAGTGTGACTACCGCTACGGGCCTGGTAACTGTCGGAGCCCTTAATTCGGGTTCTATAGCGTCCGGGTTTGGCAACATTAATAATGGTAGCAGCTCGATCACAGGAGGAGCTGGTTCCTTTACAACAATTTCCGGGTCCACAAGTTTGGCCCTCGCAACCGGTGCCACAGTCACAGGTATCGATAATGGAGCTCTCGGGTCGAGTGCCACGCTATTAGCGACCCAGGGGGCAGTGAAAACTTATGTCGATGCCCAGGTAGGTTCATTCGACACACTCGCAGAAGTGCTCGCAGCTGGGAACACTACAGGTTCAAACAACATTATCGTTTCTGCTAGTCAGAAGATTACGACTGACACAATATCGGAAACTACCTCAACGGCCGGTGTAACCATTGACTCGGTGTTACTTAAAGACAACACAGTGACAGCAACC